GTGCATCTTCATAGCCTTAATGGCTACATTTTGGTATGGACGTAGTTTCATAGGTTGATGTTCGGTGGTAAGAGTGGTAAGAGAGTGGTAAGAGTTAAAAAGCAACTGTTACCACCAAAATATTGGGTTTGCAGTTTGTATGGGGGGTTTTTTGGCTCGGTGGTAAGAGTGGTAACTACTTTTAAGAAATAAACTATATTTATTATACTACACACATGACGCATGCATGCACACATCATATAGGTTAAATTGAAAAAAACGCGTTTCACTCTTACCACTCTTACCACTTTTGTGTTTTTAGAAATTCGGTTCAGACAGGCTAACTTCTGCTAATGTCCTCTTAGACATCAGATAACATCGTTTTGTGATGTTGCTGCCACGTTGTTTAATACTCTTCCTCTCGAAGCCCATCCTCTTAAGGTATTGCCCAATCTTGTAGATGGTTATGTTCGAAGTCTTCAATCCGCTGATGTTCAGGATGTACTGATACACATCGGATGTCGTAAACCATTCGGCACCCATGACTGTGCCAGGTGGCTCGTAATACTTTTCAATCATCTCGCCTTCTATACTGACCTGAAGGTTCTGCTCTGTCTTTTCCTTTAGGTATTCGCAGTCCGTGCTTGTGAGCATCCAATCCGTAGGGTTATCGTGATAATAGTGGTACAGCTCAACGAACAGCGCAGCCTTGTCTATAGCTTCATAGGCGTCCCAATTTATGCTGGCGACGTTTATAGGTATGATGCGCCGGTTGCCGGTTGGATCGTTAATGACCTCCTCTTCATTTGACGTGCCGCAAAGCACCGCATACCTGGTTAGATCTTCGTGCGTTTTGCCATAGGGCTTACGAACACTAAAGGTCTGGCGGCTGGATAATTCCTTGAGTTTCTTAGCCTCCATTTTGCTCTTGCCTCCAAATTCATCATCGCAGAGAATAACCTTTTTGCACATTAAAATTTCGTCATCCTTGCCGCCATCAAGTTTTGATTCTCCATAATATCCGCGCAGATCTTCGGGTAGTAGGTTGCGGAAGAAATTGGTCTTGCCAATGCCTTGTGGACCTGTTAGCACGAGGCAGATAATCGAATACTGCCCATGCATCGACGCGACAATAGAGGTCAGCCATTTCGGCAGGAATCGCCTGATGTATGTGGAATCATGGACATCACTGCTAATGGTATCGCACATCCTTTCGATGTTGCCGGTAGGTCTTGATCGCTTCTGCTTGTTAAACCACTCCTTAAACGGATCGTATTGGGGGGTCCATTCTGAATCGATTATATCAAACACCAACTGCTTCTTAACCTTACTGCCCTGCTGATCTATGGCTTCCAGGTAAATCGTGTTTAGCACCCGATCATCGACAGGCTTGCCATCCAGCTCATACTGCCTTGTCACTTTGTTCATCCGGATGTTGTAGGTACTAATCTGCGCCTTGAGCGCATCTAACATCTCATCCGCTGAAGGCTTATCTATTTCCTTTGCCGGCATCATAAACGTATCGTTTACGCGCTGATTCGCATCGTTGATGCCCTCTTGCTCCAGTTGTTTTAATGTCGCGCTCTTAGCTTTATCTTCATCCGCCCATCCTCCCTGCTTCCCAATCTTGAGCCGGTTCGTTTGCGCAATCATCTGCACCCGCATAGTCTCGGCCGTTTGTATCTCGATGTTCGCATTCTTACACAGGAACATGAACGTCGCAAAGGTGACCTTGCCCCGAGTTCCCTTTAGTATAACAGTGTACTTGGAATCGCATGTTTTGAAGTCATACTTGAGCGACTGACTGCTGACCAGGTGAAATAGATCTCGCCCTTCCTGGCTGTCTCCGTATTTGCTGACGATAGCCATCCCGATCTTCACCCAGTCCTCATATGATTCGCACAGGTTAACACGCTTTTGCTGAATCTGGTCAGTGATATAGCTGATGTCTTTGTCGCTGTGGACGTAAATGGTTTTGGGTAGGAACTTAGGCTTTTCTAAATACTGCTTAAATACCGGCGGCATTTTGTCTGCCTTGTATAAATCCGGATCGAAGCTGACGTAGCGCAGTCTGGTCACATCCTTGCAAGATTCGTCCACAATCAGGTGGTAGTTGTCGGCTATGTACTTACTCAATCCAAGAAACGCATCCAGGTGTTTCTCAGAATCGATGCGAAATAGCACTGCCAATCCATATCCACCGGTAGACGTAAAAACGCTATAGGTGTACTTATCCTCAATAAGCGCCTGGCGTTTTGTTTGTAGATCCGGGTTGTTCTGCTGGTCAATATCCATGCATATGAATCCGCTGTGTTTGGTTATGTTGTCAGCGTTCCGTCTACTAAATTCACCGCTTAGGGTTATGCATTCCAATGTCTCCTTCTTAACCTTGCCTATTCTCACGTTAATCACTTGGTCTTCATACGTACCGTTTTTGACGTTGTCTAAAAAATTATCAAGATGGATTGTGGTTCTCGGGACTACGTCCTTATGAGTTTTGAAAAAACTGCAGTTTGTCATTATTAGAATTTATGGGTAGAAAAAAACGCCCCGACTGGTCGTAGCAGTCGGGGCAGGCCAAGGTAGCGGCTTTGCTTACGTTCACAAGCGGCTACGACCTCGCTGGCAAACTCTGATACAAATATACAACATTAAGTCATATTGCGACCTCGCCGGTCGTGTTCATCTGCGACCTTTCGCATCGCGTCAATGATGTTGTTGTCCATGTACGTTGCGGCAATCGCAAGGTCGTAAAACAACTCCACCAATTCAGTAGCAGTGAGTTCGCTGTCGTCACTTTCGATGCTGATCCGCTTGCCATCGATTTGCAGGCTTAGCTTTAAGCCAAGGTCAGAATGGGAGGTCGCTGCCATTGTCTTGGAATTGTTGGTTGTGCGATTCCGCATTCGGCTTGCCAGCGTAATACTCCGCGCTGTTCGGCGATGGCTGCTGCTTGACCTGCACGTTGCCGGCCAAGAACTCGCCCTTAGCGCCTTGCTTGCGCCATAGCGCGACTTGGTATTCGACGCCGTTGAGCAGTAGGTTGCCCTTCCACGAGGGAGCGTTGGCATTGTCTGATTGGTTGGTGAAGACGCTGATGTCGCCGTCTTTCTTTTGGTATGTACTCATAATAGGTTGGGTTTATAAATTGTTTGGGTTATGGTTGTAAAGATAGGGGTGGTTCGTTCCATTCTTCGCACTCGTTGGCGAAGGCAGCGTCGTGAAAGAAGTCGAGCGGTGTCTGATCCAGCCATGCCTGCGCGCTTTCTGCTTCGCTGTCGGTCATCACGGCTTTCTTCCATTCAAATAGCACTGGAGGAACTTCTCCGACTTTGACTTCGGGTGTGGTTATGTCAAGTTTTATGTACTTGAAACTTGACACCCACGCGTCAATGACGTCGATGCTGCCAGCGTGTTCGTTGCCCCAGTCGTGCGCCTCGTATTCGATGTGGATTATAGGTTCAATGAATCCGCCGTTGTGCGGGATTGGGTAGTAGTGTTTGAAGGATCGTTCTCTTGTCATAGGTTGGGTTGGTTTAGGTGTTGGTTAACTTTTTCAATTATCAATTCCCCGATGTACTTTCGGCAGATATCAGCGGTTTGCTGCTGATTGGCAGCGGCAGCGGCATAGGCAGCGGAAGCGGCATAGGCAGCGGCAGCGTAAGCGGAAGCGGAAGCGTCAGCGGCAGCGGCAGCGGCAGCGTAAGCGGCAGCGGCATAGGCAGCGGCATAGGCAGCGGCATAGGCAGCGTCAGCGTCAGCGGCAGCGGCATCTAATTCATCCCGCGTAGCTCTGCCCTCGCCAAAGGCTATGGCAACATCGACGGCTTTAACACTGCGCTCATCACTCATCAAATGACGCACCGTGTTGGCGCAATGCGCCTTGGCAAGTGTCAGCGGCTGTAATTCGACACCGCATCTTTTTGCGAGCCATAGCAGCCAATCGCCACGGTGACATTCAGTTACAACCTGTTCAATTGGTTTATCTCCAGCCCACTTTATTGCAGCAGCGCATGCTTTTAATGATTCAAGGTATTGCTTAAATGTTTTCATAGGTTGGTTTGGTTTAGTTTGGACATCATTGCGACGCACTTGGTACGCTCTTCGGTCACGCCGAGGTTGTACGCGTTCTGCATGTCTTGCAGTGCGCTCCGGTACGCCTCCGCCCAGACCGGGTAGAGGCGCGCCGAAACTTCAGGCGATACGTTCTGGAATAGCTGGCCAACGAGCGTCACGACCTTGCCCAGCTGCATGTTGTGGTGTATAGCGACATCATCGCTTCATCGCGTTCATATGGTGTCATAGTTTGATTAGTTTATACTTTACGCCATCAATTTCTACTACGTTGTCCTCGCTTGGCTTAGGTCGGTTGTCTCTGATTGTACCATTTGAATTCTCAAAGTAGATTTCATTGCTTTCAGAATCGTATTCCCACTTTTCCCAAAACCCATCGCAATCCTCAAAGTAGATTTCATTGCCCTTAGAATCGTATTCTCGCTTTGTCCAAAATCCATTTGAAAACTCGTTATAAATTAGGCCGCCTTTTTTGTCTTTGATTACCAAATTACCATTGGCCTCAAAGTCCCAGTTGATTTGTTGTGCTATTGTTTTCATCGGAAGGTTACGGTTAGAGTGGTCTTGGCTGGCTTCACTGGTACCACCGGCACGACTTCGCCAGTGTTGGGATCGACGATGGCGGCGGTGCTTGCCATCTTAAACGCGGTCTTGATCAGCTCTTGCCGCGATTTGAGGCGGTCTGCCAGTTCAACGCAGACTGGATCGTGGTTGAAGTCCGGCATGTCACGCGGCTCGCGTAGCTGCACACTTGCGCCGTGAAACTTGAACTCGCCCTTGCCGTAGGTCGCGGCGGTGTCTTTTGCCAGTTCTTCGGTGCGCTCGATGATAGCCTCCAGCGCCTTCACAACCGCCTTGCAGCGGATATGAACGGAAAGCGGATCAACGTGGCCGTCCATGACTTCGGCGGTGACGTGGTTGACGAAGGCCTCAATCTCTGCCCTGTCGATGTTGGTTGGGAGCGTCAGCATTGGTCACCTCCTTGCAGTTTTGCGATGAACTGTTGGCGCTCTTTCATCTGACTTTCTTTGAAGGCCAGCAGGTCGAGGTTCTGCTTCCAGCCGAAGGCGTAGCGCTCTTCGCGTTGCTTGTGGATGAACTTAGCCATCAGGTTTTTGGCTTCTTGCTTTTTCATTGGTTGGTTGGTTAAAGGGTTGTGAAGAAATTGATAATGGTGTTTAGCTTTGATTCGAGTGCGTTGATGCGGTGGATCAACTGGTCATTTGCCGTTACGATAGGTTGCTCCTGCTCGCGCATAACGGATTCAGTAATTAAAGCAGGCTGAACTGTGTCCTGATTTTTTCTTGACATCTTTCCTTGCTTGCCTCTATTTGAATTATAGTAATATTGATAATTTTCTATAAATAATTTTTCGGCAATTTGAGGCAAATCAACAACATCAAGCATCCATTTATAATCCTTAACACCATGCCTGACTATTATATTATGCTTACGCAAAAGAGTCCAGTAATGGCTACCAAGTCCTCTTTCGTTTTCTCCACCAGCGTCTTTCAATATCCTATGAGCATCTTTACTAGTGACTGGTTTTTTAAGCAATTTATGCGCTCTAAATTGTTCGTAAACGTTTTGTAATTTTTGAATTAAAATGTCCGTATTTGTTTTCATTGGTTTGGTTTAGGTTAAAGGGTTGAAAGGTATTTGATTCCGGATTCGTACTTCGCCGCGTCCCAGTTCTCGCGTGCCTCCAGCTTGTAGCGCTGATCGGGATCGCTGACCTTAGCCATCAGCATCTGACCGTATTTGACGCGCAGGTCGGTGAGCATCTGCTCTTTGTCGATTGCCATTGCTATCTCATCTGCTGTTGCGATACTTGTTTCCAAGCCAATGCCGAAGTTACCGAGCGCCCTTCCCCAAGCGGAGGATTCGCAGTTTTCGACGTAGCTGGTCTTGTTAATCGCGCTGCTGGTGCGATCTTCCTGCGCCATGCCGCTGGCGACGATGCGGCCATTGGGATCGGTGATAATCGCGTTCAGCACGCAGAAGTCGGGTGTCAGCTGCACGACTTCGGTGGTGAGTGAGTGGTCGGCGAAGTTTGCGCGGAAGTATTTGAGGCGCTCGACTACTTCGACGTAGGGTTTACCCTTGATGTTTGTGGTCTTGAATTGGTGCATTTTGTTTTGATTTAGTTGGTTGGTTTGCAGCGAAGTTCAACGCGGCGCGGATGCTGCCATAGCGCGCCCGGCATAGGGTGAGGGTGTCAGCCTCGCAGTAGACGGAAGTAAGTTGCATTTTAGATTGATTAGAAAGTGTAGGTGTCATCTTCTTTGTTGAGTTCATTGGTTTTTTTTAGGTATGCAAATATACATAAATAAATAATAGGCAGTGCGCAGAATGATATGTACCACCACCAGCGGTCGTGGAAGTCTGCCATCATGTAGACCATGGATAGCAGGAAGGGAATGATCAGGAGTAGGTTGGTCATTAGTGGAATAGGTTTTGGAAGTTAGACAGCGTGCGGTCTTTGCCCAGCACTACCAGCAGCGTTTGTATTTCGTTGAAGGTGCATTGGGTGTAGAAGTGCTTTGGCGTCAGGAACTCAATGCAGAACTCCCGGCTGTGCGGAAGTTCGTAGCTTTCAATAGCCGCGCGGGTTTCGTCGCTCATGCGATCCCAAAGGGTTGGTGGTCTTTGCATGGTTAGATTTGGTTTAGTAGGTTTTGACGCGCTTGGAGGTACCGGCCGTAGAGTTCGTAGTTGAACGTCAGCGGCTTCTTGGTTTCACTGGATGAAGGCGTTGCGGTTCGCTCCAGCATGTAGCGGATGTGGCGATGCCACGCGTAGAGGTATGCAGGGATGAAGTTCATGGTTTAGTTGGGTTTAAGGTTGGCATTGGTAGAGGTGTTGATGATCGTTGGAAGCGGATGAAGCGGAACCAGTCGCGGTGTTGGCTGCGAAAAAGCGCGTCTACAATTTGACGTGTCCGCGTCGAGTTGCTGTTGACCGGAACGGATATTCGGCGTGCATTGCGTACATGCCGCTGGGCAGCTTGTGGATGTAGGCCTCAACGACGATGCCGTTGTCGAGGGTGATCGGGGTGTAACTGATGATGTCGTGGTTCATTGGGTTGGTTGGTTAAAGGGTTAAAAGATTGCGCGTTGGTGAGCCGCGCCCCTCGGTGGGTTAGAGGCTGGTTCGCAGGCCAGTTGCTTGAGTAAATACGCTTTGCAGTTGTTCAGCGTAAACATTACAATATATTACGACTTCCGTGAATTTGTACCCTACTGATTTTGCAATTCTTACAGTGTAAGTATCTGAACCATTGAGTTCAATATACATGATGTTAGCTTTTGAGCTGCCTTTGAATTTTACGCATACTGTCTGGCTATAGTAGCCGATTGTTGCGCCAGTCATTGCTAAAAATTTGTTACCGCCTAATTGGTTGATAACTTGGTTTACAATCTCTTGGCTTTTTACTGAATTTGTCATTGGTTGGTTTTTTTAGTTGGTTAAGTTTCTACCGCTTTGGTATATGCAAATATACATACATATATATATACGATGCAAACTTTTTTTTTTTTTTTTTTCTGCGTTTCCAGCGCGTAAACGCACTTTTGGACAAAATTTGTCCAACGCCACCGATTTCGAAGCCTTGATTTTTCGCGCTTACCTCAACCGAGCGAACAAAACGACGCTGGCAAGCAGTCCCAAAATCGCCCCAACAAGCAGTATCGGCCACCTGCTTTTGCGCTTCTTCGGCTGAACTACAACCGTGCGCTCTACGATTGTCGTGTCGCGCAAAATAAGCCTCTCTACGACCGTATCTCTGCGCAGGCGTATGACAATGCCACTGCCTGAATTTGCTACGCTTAAAACGCTTGTTTTTGCGCTATCACGCAAAGTGAAGCGACGTATCAGTCCGGCACTGTCGCAGAGGTCGGGAAGCGTCAACTCCGTCAAGCTGCCAGCGGTGACTACCTGCCGATCAGTATGAACGATAGCGCTGGTGCGGATCACCTCCGCAGGCTTCCGGCAGCAGCTAAAAAGCAGCAGGCTAAATATGAGCGTACTCTTGTGTAGCATTGAACGATGGGCAGGCTTTGGCTACTTTCGGAAAGTCACGGTGGCCGAGGATCTTAGCGGCTGGGTACTTGGCGCGCCATTCATGCAGCGCCTGTGAGAGTGCGTCTTTTTGCCCTTGAGTGCGATTGTCAACCGGGTTGCCTCGACTGTCAACGCCGCCGATGTAGCTGATGTGGAGGCTTACCGAATTGTAGCCTGCAACGCCGTTGCACACGGTGTCATCCGGTGCCAGCGTGATGACTTCGCCGTTGGGTTTCACAACCTTGTGATAACCGGGTGACTTCCACTTCAGGTTTGTCCGCCAGTAGTTTTGGATCGAATCGATTGTAGTTGAGTGCGGTGTCGCCGTGCAGTGTACTACGAGGTATTTGATGTTTCGCATTTGGCTTGTTTAGGTTACAAAATTACTTAATTCCATCGAAATCGATGGGTTAAAGCATTGCAGTCAGCTTTGCCCTTACATTGGTACTATAATTTACACCCCATCAGGTACGAATCAATGCGCCTCCTACCACTTTACACCCTATCGGGTGCTGGTCGTCGTGAAGGTCGCATCAATGACGCGAGTGTCTATTTTCTTGGTGTTGAGGTGAACCAGCTTGAGCTTCATCCAGTAGCCACCCAATGGCTTCGGCGGTCTGCCTCGCTCAACGTGAAAGCCTCCAACGCCGCCATCGTATTCTTCCTTATACGTCGCCGTGCGTATCTGATGCAGCGGCCGTTGTTTGATCATATAGTCGCTTCGGTTGAGGTAGGTGATGACGTTGACGTGATGATACAACTCATGCACGTGACCCTGCCAAGTGCAGTCGTAGCCTTCCACCATCGCCATGATCCGCTGGTCTTGGATGACGCCCTTGGTCACTGGACCGCCTCCGCCTGAACCGTGGTAGTAGTGCATCGCAAAGCGCGTCCGGTGGTTGACTTTAGCACTGTGCGTGAATCCGAACAGGATCGCGCCGCCGTAGCCGCCGAGCTGAACGTCACTTCCGCACTCGTGGTTGAGTAGAGTGACGAACATCTGCAAGGCGTCGAACTCGACATTGCGGATCACGCTTGTTTCGTGGTTTCCGTAACCGATCAGCGCGATGTGCTTAGCGTAGGGTTTGAACCACTGCACCGCGTCGTTCACGACGGCTTGCAGGTAGTTGCCCTGATTGTGTTCCGGCCGTATCTCATCCTTGCCCCTGCGCGGATCGCCTCTGCCCTGCATAAGACAGAAGGTGTCGCCGTTCATGATGATCTTTGCGCCTCTGCGCACGGCTTCGTCAAGGTGGCTCTTGAGCAGGTCGCGATCACACTTCGGGTTGTCCCAGTGCAGGTCGCTCACGAGCAGAAACTCCGCCTCCTTCCCTTCGCAGTCGAAGGTGTGAACATTCGCTGCGCGTCGGGTTATATTCATACTATTGGTTTGGTGGTGTGCTTTTTAGCAGCTTCATGATCCGCACCTCCAGCACCTCCGTGATCTTGACGCCTGAAAAGCCGACGATGAAGGCGAGGCCATACTCGATATTCGGCGCTTTTATGTTCAGGATGCCAATGATGACTGGTGCGATGTAGGTGGCAGATAGCGTGCCTGAAAGCACGGCGATCAGCTGCATTTTCCAGTTCTTCATCTTGGGAGCCAGCAGTAGTGCGCCGAAGAATCCAGCGATGGTTAGGCCGAGGTTGATGCCGATAGATTTGAGGAAGTCGATCATTGTTAATCTTCGTTTAGTGTGTTGTTCAAGTCGTCGCGCTCGGTGTAGTCCTTGCCGTACTGCTCATCCCAGCCGAGGAAGGTGTGCACCCCGACAGGTGTAGGCCAGCACTCATAGGGCAGGTAGGCGGCATTTGGTTTTGCATCCCAAAGGATGTCGACGCAATATGTACCCTGAATGATGCCGAGCGGCACTGCGAAACCTTGCGGAACTGGTAGCGCGGTGAATGTCGCTTCGTTGGGGAAGGCGTATTTTCTGAAGGTCGGCATTTATAGTCGAGTTAATTCGGCGAGTTGGACATCGGTGAGCCGTGTGGTGTAGAGTGCAGCAGCGCGGATGCGGCCATTGAATGCTTCGTTATCATCTCCCGAATTCGCACCATACATCCTAATCTCCGTTAAACCTGCCGAATCAGGAACTTGAAGTGTTCCGATATTGGTTTGAACGCCATTTACATAAGCGACAACACCGCTTGCTTGCGTCCCGCCTGCCGCCGTGCCTGCTGCATCGTATGCGATAGCGACTTTGTAGAATGTTCCAATTTGCAATGCGCCTGAAACAATGTTTATGTTTGTTGTTCCCGCATTATTGCGTGAAGAAAATCTAATTCCCGAAGGCGAATCCGTTGGAGCAAAATTAATCCCCATCCCTCTTAGTGAGCCTTGCCTCAAGTAAATCGGCCCGCTCCTTGATGCGGGTGTGCCAAGAAAAGTAAACTCGCAGTAAATAGTTCCAGCCGTCTGCCCTATCAGCCCACTAACAAGCGCACCCGATGCGCTGATGACGTCGGCGGCACGGCTGACTGTCGGCGACGTTGTGGGGATGTATGTGGTCGCGATGCTGCCTGCTTCGAGTTGTGCGCCCCAAGTGTATGCAGTTAAGTTGAGCGCACCTGATGCGGGAAAAGACACATCCCCGTTGCCTTCTGCCATACTAAATATAAGGTTACCATTCAAATCGGTTGATGCCAATGTGTATGGTGCTGAAATAAGCCTATACCATCCATTGCCGTAATCTTCAACGCTTGCGCCTGCAGTCAAAGCAGTTCCACTTGCGAGGTTGAAATATGAGATTGATGTTCCACTGCCGCCAGTATAGTTTACAATACCTAAAGCACAAAAAGTCAATGGGTTTGTTGCCCCACGTTTTACAAATAAACTAAAAGTATGAACGCCTGAAGCGGTTGGTGCAATACCTCCTCCTGTATAATAAGCATATTGACTGGTTCCGCTCGCTGCACCTCCGACATACTTGGTTATACTGCCACTCGTGCCGTCGGGTGCAAGAAAGTCAGTGCTGCCTGTTGTAATGGTCATTCCACCTGATGCCGTAGGTGTATCTTGTGAAGTCATCTGATTAACCCAACGAGCGAAGTTTGTCGCAGCAGGCTCAACCATCAATCCGGGACACGACTGCCCCAGCCAATCAATGCGCGGCACTCCCGATGCGACGCTTTCAATCAATCCGCTGCTATTGACGCGCGTCGCCGTTGTGTTGCGGCTCACGGTGAACCGCATCGTCGTGTCTTCCGCAACAAACGGAGGCACGTCTTGGTAGAGGTTGCCGGCTTTGTAGAACTGCGGCACAATCAGCAGCGACGGTGTGAACGGCAGTCCGTCATTGTATGCCTCTACACCCCTGGCTAATAAGCACGGCGCTTCCTCAACGGTAGCACCGGCAGCCTTAGCGCCTTCCAGTGCCTTGTAGAACTGAGACTTATACGCGCCATTGTTGCCCAGCATCGTGGCGTTGGGGATAGCGTAGCCCTGAATCATAGCGCTTAGTCAGTATATGCAACAGCAGTACCAGCGGCAATGGTGACCGCCTTAATCGTCAATCCCTGAGGCGCACGCACAATCATGCCGGTCTGCCATTGGAATGAAGAGCTGAAGCCAAGAACTGTCAGCAAGTTGCGGTCAAGCTGATCCGTTAGCGTGCTGATGGTCGTGTTTGGCGTGTTGATGACCATGAACTTTATGCGCTGATTTGTCAGCGCAGCAGCGGTGGCGCCTGATCCACTCACACCCACAACTTGGATGTTCAGGCCATCAGCCATCATGTCTTGGTTTACTGTACTCATAGCTTTGTGTTTTATTCTAAATATACCTTAGGTCGGAATTTCACAAACTGAGTGTCCCCAGGGGATGTCAAAACTTAGGGAAGCTGTCCACCCGGCTACCTTGTCATCCCTGGCCTCCACAAACCTGGTCAGCGCCACGCTCTCCTGCAGCGTCCATATCTCATCGGGATCATCCGTCAAGGATGCTATGAAGTCCTGAGCTGTGCGCAGTTGATCACTGAGCACCTCGTCTTCATTGTCAGTCCACCGGTAGACAACACTGCCGCTGATCGTCGCATCGAGGCCACGCAAGTCCTCAACGCGGTCCATCCAATAGCACTGCACACTGAGCGTCAGCACTCCCCTCCCCGCTTGTGCAGAGATAACGTCAGCGAAGACCAAGGGATAGGCGATCCTATCGCGGTCGCTGGTTCGTAGATTGATTACATTGTCCGTCCCGATTGCCAGCGGATCCCCTGTCCCGAAGCTGTTCACCTGGGGATGGTTTACCGCTCGCGTCATCAGGGCGTTTTTGATCTTTACCCAAGACATAGCGTGCCAGTTTTAATACGTTGTTTTTATGCGCTCCCATTAGCAGTTATCACATCCATACCAGCCTTCGTCGTTGATGCCATACGGCCTATCCAGGCCGACACCACGCATCCGGTAACCACGATCGAGGACCATGCCGACGCGGTAGTTTGTTGCATTCGGGTAGATAGTGTCAATGGCTACCGTTGGGCTGTTAAAGAGCGGGTAGTCGTTGCGGTTCTCCACGAGGTAGCGCGTCACCCTCTCGCTGTACCACTCCGCATCGCTTTTCGTGCGATCCATCAGCCTGGTGATCTCATCGACATTCATTGCAGTGCTTTCCGTGCTCGTGCGTCGATCCATCCCTTTATTCATGTACTTGAACGCGAGGACCATCGGCAGCTCAAATTGCAGCCACTGGACGAGTGCCGGCTGGATGTAATCTTCAAGCAGCGTGGTGTTCAACGCACTGACACTCTGAGCGATGATCTGCGCCTTGATCTGGTTATACAGCGGCGATCCGATGATCGGCTGTATGCGCATCTCCTGCACTTTGATCAGCGTCGGGCGGATCTGCGTGTAACTGACGTTCTCATTGATGATGCTGTTCTCGAGCAGCGTCTGCTCGCTGATGAATAGTGCCTTGCTCATGGTGCTTCTGTTATTCTGTTGCCTCTGCGAATTACTGTTACCTGCTCCCAGATATGGCGGCATTGCGGCGTGCGTATGTCTGCCGGTCCTGGTCTGCGATACCACCCACCCCTACGCGCCCACACGCTGTATCCCATGATCTGGGATATTTGGTTGATCTCCTCCCTGGTGTAGACCTTTCCGCTTTGAGCCATCTGCAGCATGATAGTGCAGAACTCCCTGCTGGTTTTGACGTCCTTGTTGCTGAATCCGGGTGCCCAAGCGTAGCGGTAGCGCATCTCAAGAGTTGGCACCTCCGTTGGCGCTGTCTCCTTCTGAATCGTGTCAATCACGCGGCGGATGGGATAGCGGTTTTTCTGCATCAGATAGGCCACACGCTTGCGTATGCGCTCACGGCTGACACCGAACTCTCGCGCCATCTCTTCAACGGTAGCATCTAAATTCCTGCGCCTGTACTTGATGATCTTATCATCCAGCTCTTTTTCCTCTTCATCCAATGCCGCAAACGCCTGCCTGGTGGCGTTGCTTATATCCTCTTCCAGCTTCCCGGTGAAGTGCAGCGGCTGGCTGTGCAGGATGACGTAGTCGCTCTCCTGGCTGCCAAATGTCGATGCCACACGGTGCAGGATTTCGTACTCTTCATTGCCCCAGTCGCATGTCGCATCATCGTAATCTTCAGCGCTGAACTCCTGCTCATTAACCCCCAAGAATGCGTCAACCTGTTCAGCACTCAGCCCGAAGCCAGCCCCCAACATCGTCCTCGCCTGCTCCAAGTTAATCTTGCCCTGGCCGTAGTGCCTGACGATGCGCATTAGGTTTTGATACTGCCGCCCCGAGAGGGTGCGTATTGCTTCGTTTATGGGCTCTGCGGCGGCCTCTATGGCAAGATCTCCTTGGCCTGGCTCTATCACTTCGCCCGCTGTTTTCAGTGGCTCTAATCCCGCTTTTTCACGCAGCTCATCCGGTGTCATAATTGTCATCAGCGCCTGCTCCGAAAGCTGCTCAGTGATCGGCTCGACAGGGATCAACGTCAAGCCTTCAACGCCGTTGAATGACGCCAGGTAGTTGATGGTTCGCTCGATTCTCTTGATGCGGTCTTGGACGTAGGTGTTGCGGAATAATTCAAAGGCCTCCACCAATTCCTTGCGGCCTCCAAGCTGCCCTTCAACACGAACACCGAACAGCTGAGGGTTGGTGACGCGGTGGCTGATAAAGATCTCCTGCTGCACCGTTTTATTGAGCACCTCAAACTGCTTGTCCATGTCGCTCGGGGTGAGTGGCAACATCGTTGGCGCTTTCGTGGCATCATCATTGAAGGTGACGACAAAGCGACCTGCATTGTCCGTGCCGCTGAACTTGCGCTTGATCTGCCGCTCAATGTCTACCTGTTCCTCAGGTGTGGGGATGCCGTTGTTGAAGTTGATAAGATAGCCACCCCAAAAATTGTTTCTCAGATTATTATTGTGGAAGTTGGCGATCTCCACGTCAGCTTCAATCCACGCCAAGCCGCCAAGATATTCGGGCAGAGGGTAGTACTTGACGCCCGCTGAATAGCAGCGGTAGTAGAAGAGTTGCTTGCCGATGCGGTTCTCTGGATCAAAGGCAGGGATGCGCTCAATGTCCTCAACCTTGGGGAACTGGCGGATCATCTCTTCATTGTACCAATTTGCAATTTGGAACATCTTCTCCTTCTTATCCACGCGCACACGCTCAAAGGCTACATGCTCCATCCTGGCGATTTGCCCGGATCGTGACCAAGTCACAGCAATGGCCATGCCGTTGAATAGCTCAAAGTCCAAGCACAGCTTCTGCGTAAGGTCGTTCAAATCGTCAACCTCGTTGGCGTCGCTGATGAATTTCTCTTGCTTCGCCCTGGTCTCAAGTGTGCCTTGCTCATCTCCCTGCCATCCACCTCCGATGATGTAGCCAACTTTGCCATTGACAATGGCGTTGTGCTTTGAACTCCGCCGGTACATGTTTAGCAGGTAGTATGGGTACTCATTCTCAACGCCATATCCGATGTAATCCAGTCCTGGCTGCTCGACCATGATTGGCACTTTGTGTGCAAATCCGGGCCAGGCGAAGAAGCGGTGAGGCTGGCTTTTTTTAGTTGTTGTAGACGGCATAGTCAATCGTGTTATTTTGTTTAAGGTATGTCTCCGTGCCAAGCTCAACAAAGGCGAGGCCTGTTTCAAGGACACGCGGGTTCGTGGTTGGTAGCAGGAAGCGACGCATAGCACGCGTGTAGCGGTTGGAGGTGTTGCCCTTGCTGTGCGTGCCTTGGTTGCCGTTGTTCATGTCCACCGTGAACGCCTGCGTCGCTGATGCCTGTGTCGAAGACCAGTAGATGTGGTTTGCGAAGCCGCCAAGTCCATCGCTGGCTAACTCCGTCCACATCATCCCTAACTCCTCCAGCGACGGCAAAAACCAGTCGCTAAAGTTGTTCAGCACTAAGTCATTGGCGAGCCTTGCTGCGATGCCCGCGGTGGCGCAACCAGCGACAATAGACGCCGTGTTGATGACACCTTGGCCAATCGCTTCGGGTGTCGCCCCTTCAGCTATCAGCGTCCCTTGGCAACCCCACGGCGCGCTGGTCGACTGATCCGTTGCGGCGGTGATATACGCATAGCCGCTATCGGTGAATGTGTATAGTCCGCCTTGTACGAAGTCGCCAGCGGTGTAGGTTGCTGGGTTCTCCGTCACCTCATAACGATACTGCCCTTTCTCCAATGCGCCCAAGGTGAATGCGAATTTGTCGTAACGGCTTTCGTACGACGACAGGTTGTCAATCGCGTTCAGGTAGATATCAGTGGCTTCCAGCGTCGCCAAGTTGGTCAGCCGCAAGCGGTAGACCGTTGCGCTGTTCGCACGCTCGGTCCAGGTGACTGTGATCGTGTTGCTTTGACTGGCCTTTAAGTATAGCATCAGTTGGCTTTCTTGTAAATATACCTCAAAGCCCGATTTAACATTTTTTGCGGCCAAGTGCCCGGTATAGCTCCACCCGCCTCTGTGTCGTCGCATCCAAGTCAAAGCGTTCTTTGACATCTTTCTGCAGCTGCGCCGCCAACGCCATCCGCGTCTCTGGCTCATTCGTCAGCATCTTAATAGCCTTGTACCACCCGGTGTCGTTCTTCCTGTATGGCACAACGTAGGCATTCTCCATATGTCGCACAATATCGGTGTAAGGCTCTTTCTCAGAGCATATCAACGCCTTGCCCATCCATCCTGCCTCCACAACTTTTAACTCGCTCTTGAGGCCATTAAACAGCGTATTCCGAAGTGGTGCCAGCGTGACATTGACAAAGTTGTAACCGCCAACATAGGAGTAGATGTCGGCTGCCCTTATTCTTCCGTAGTTGCGCGTATTTTTCCCATTGTAGCTGAAAATGCGCTCATAACCAGAATAGACGTGATTACCATCATTCCACCCACCCAGGTAGATCCGGTACTTGCCATCAAGTGAATGATCGCCCTCAAGCTTGCCCATTGAATTGTACAGCATCTCAATATCCTCGCCATGCTGAGCGCCACCAAACCACCCGAATTTGACAACATCAGGATCGGGTTCCATCTCCGGGACAGGGATGAACTGCTGGTATTTATCGTAGGGGATGTTGGGTAAGATTGTGATGTTTGGATTCAGCTTCTTGACGTACTCGGCCAGGTGCGTAGTCGTGCAGGTGACGTGATCGGCAAGGCGCACAGTCTCTGCGATCATCTCGCTCATCTTGTGGTCCTGGTACTGCTTATACATGATATGCCCGGTGCCCAGATACCAATAGTCATCCATGTCCAAGATAACCTTTGCGCCGGCACTTGTGAGCGCCTTGTAGACGTTCCTCACCTGGTCAATAGTGCCCTGCACCCACGTCCGGTTGAACAGAAACAAGTCCACGGATTCCAGTGCTTCATCGGTGATGGTGGCGATGTTCTCGACACAGACAAAGTCAAACTCTGGGTAGTTGTCGCTGACCACGGCGTTGGGCATCTCGAGGCGGTAGTAGCTGCAGCCTGTTGGATGCGCGTTGTAGACGATGCATATCTTCATTTTGCAAAGTTAACCCAAAAAAAAAGCCCCGCGATCTCTCGCAGGGCCTTCAACCAACCAATACAACTACGCTGCAATATACGATTTCATGCGTTATGATCCGCTAATCTGCGTCGCACTTGTTATGCCCGAAAGCAAGGTTCCGCTGACCAAAAACATCGGCTCAGTCTCCATGCCTGTCAGCGTAATGTCGTAGCCGCTTCTGTCACCAAAGGCAGTGCCGGTCTGAGCCGTGCCCGCTGACATATCGCAGCCATTCGACGCTCCCAAAAGCCAGTAGCGGTCGTTCTGATCTCTTACGATTGCCAGCACTCGGTTACGAGCGAGCAAACGTAGTTCATTGCGCACAGCAACCTGCAGCTTGTTGATGATGAACTGCACGTCTTGCTGGTAGAATACAGTGCCATTCTCTAAGGAGACATTGACTGTCTCCGTCATCTGCGAGGTGGCCTTCGTTAAGTCATATTCATAGAACGCGGAAGAGTAACCGGTGAATCCGGTTACTGTCCCACTTCCGTTAGTGCCAACACTTCCTGTTGCGTTGAGGACCGCTATGCGGACCTCTTTAATGCCACCCGCGCTGTCACGACAGCCGAGTGCATATCCGGTGGTTAGTCCGCAACTCATGGTTAGGCCAATTTCCAGTCAACAACAAACTCAGGGTAGGCGATTTGCACGCCGGCTTTCATAGCAGCCTGGAAACGAATTTCATCGTTGTCGCGAGAATGCCAGATGCTGAACTGCTCCTCATCGCTGAGCAAATCCGTTCCGTAGAACATATTGCCAAGGTATGAAGTGACGATTCTGCTGGTGCTGTTCAAGCCGTTAACCGCAACAACTTTGAGGTTTGTGCCTGGGAAGACCTGCTCGCCAGTCTGCATGCCCTCAGCCGTGTAGTGGAAGTTACCGGTGCCCGATCCTACGTTGATGAATGCGTTCATCATCAAGCGGAAAGTGTCCCAACCACAGAAGGCAACTAAGTCCTCGCGGTTCAAGATCTCAACTGGTATCCGAGTGTAGATTTGTTGGAAGATACCGATCACATTCGATGCTGTGATCGCTCCTGAAACAGCGGCAACGTTACCCGACACAACAGTGCCTGATGCCTGGTCAAGTAAGCGGTTGAAGCCGTCAAACTTGTTGGTTTGGATGTTGGTGTTCGACGTCGCTGTCGATCCCTGCCAGATTGCAGTCTCCAAAGCAGCGGCGATCTTGGCAGCCTTCTGCTCAGCAAAGGCCTGCTCAAAGGGAACGCCAGTGTAGTTGCTGCCTTGCGTCAGCTGCGTCTGCATCCAGTACTGCTCAAGCGAGCGAGGGCATAGCGCCTCTTGTACTTTGATAGCACCAACTGTCAACGTGCGAGCGCTGAACGTCGTCGTTCCTGATGCATTCCATCCGCATGACGTTCCAGCTTGGAACGGCGCATCGGTGTCCATCAAGTTAAGGGTTGCAGCCGACTTGATGCCGACTTGCTTTGACAGCAGGCTGGCAGTCTTCGCTCCGAAGACGGCCTTGGTGATCAACGGCAGTCGCTGCTGGTCGACATACGTTGATAAGTTTCCAAAGGTGTAACTCATTTTTTTGTTGGGGGTTTATAGGGTTAAAGTGTTCTTTTCATGTTCTGAATGGTCGCAGCCAAGGCGCTGAAGTTCTCTTCCTTCCTGCGCTTGTTGTTTTCAACAATGCCAGGGATGCTTGGAGCAGCTGGTGCTGTTGGCAGGTCGCTGACCTTCTCAACGATGTCTGCCATGGTAGTCATGTGCGAGGCCATAGCCTCCATCTTCTTGCGCTGCGCTCCCAGCTCCGTCATCGCGGCCTTTAGCTCATCCATAATCGCCTGCAGGTGCTTGGCGACAATCTCAGTGACGACTTCCGGTGTCATCGTGGGATAGGCATCAGCGATCTCCTCAACGACTTCGGTGGCTACTTCCGGGGTGATCTCAGCTTCTACCTCAACTTCCGCCACTGGCTCTGCAGCTGGTGTCGCCTGTACCTCAGTGATCTTGCCGCCAACGGTCACGATTGTGCCCACGTCAGGGATTGTGTGCGTTCCATCGGGTGCTGGTATTACCGTCTCATCAGCGATGACGTAGACTTCAGTGCCTTCTACAAGCTCGCCGTCAACGCGCACAACAGTGCCGTCTTCAAGTGTGTAGTCAGCGAAAGATTGCGGTGCCTGGACGCTGAACTTCCTCAGCTCACCACGCAACAAGTCGATTGCATTTTTTAGATTCATGGGTGTTGATTTATTGGGAAATATACCTTGAGGGCAAATGTTGCAAAAAAGCCGCCAAATCTTGTGCCAATCCTGCCAGGGCCATCTCCAAGGCGCTGTCTGTGGGCTTCATGCCGAACAAGCCCTCAACGCTGAATCCTGTGAACTGGTCGCGATTCTCCCAAACTTTGTCGTTGTCGACTTTGAAAGACCCAAACCAACTGCCATTCTTCGCATCCTCGTAGCCCTTGGGTGGGTTGATGCCGCGATCCCTGTCTATCAGGTAGCTCTCAAACATATACACGCCGTCAAGCTCGGTGCTATGTTCAGCGTTGACGTTATGTTGGTTCCCCTGCTTGAAGTACTTCTGGACAATCTTGCGGATGGTGTCAGCATCAAAGACGACGTAGTACTCGCCGTATGTGTCATCGTTGCGGTATATCGGCGTATCGGCCAACATCAACGGCCCTGTCAGCACCCGCTTCTCTCCGGTCTCACTGAATCGCTGTTTTTTGGCGAAAGCTTGAAATGGCCGCTCGATAGCAGGGTGTTCAACAAGCGCCACGAAGCTCACTCCCTCATCGACCTCGTCGATGGTCATCTTGTAGACTGGTATCTCCATGTCCGTAAATATACCTATGCCCCCAATGTTGCAAATTCAGACATCCGGCGCAAACGACTTGAGGTGTCGCTGATGTCACGCTCGACGACGTAAGCCCTCAAACCTGTCTGCCCTTGACCTTGGTTGTTGGCGAGGTTGCCCAGGTCCGTACTTTGCGGTGTGCCAAAGATTGGCGGTGGTGCTGCCTCGCCTCCTGCTGCCGACGATCCTGTTGATGGTGCCGCCCCACCTCCGCCACCTGCCTCCGATCCACCTTGGAACTGCTGCTGACTTATAGCCTTGACGCGTGCTAATGCTGCTGCCGCCGCTGCCGCTGCTAAGACAAAGTTGAGCGGTGCAGGTGCTGACTTAAACGCCTTCTGTGTTGCGACAATACCGTCAATGATTGCCGTAGCCATTGACGCCTTCTTGTTAATATCAAAGGCTCTGCGCTGCGCTTTTTCGCTCTTGCCGGCAAACAGCGTCGCCAAGTCCGCAATCCCCTGGAGTGTCTGCTTCGCCCGGTCCACTCTGCGTTGCTCGCGCATATTCTCAAGATCTTCCTCCGCCTTCTTTTCCGCCATCAGCTCCTTGACGCCTTTACGCCTTTCGCCGCGGATCTGCATTTCACCAAGGGTGTTGCTCTTGTTTAGCTCATCCCAGTACTTCTGGAAGCCGTCTATCAGCTGCATGTAACCTACCTCATGGTCTTTTTTCTGCTGCTCAAACTCACGCCTGCGTTCCTCCAGTCTCCTGGCCCTTGCCGCTGCCTCGGCTGCCTCACGATCAGCAATGCCCTTGTCGATGATGTTCTGCTCTTCCCTGATCTTAACATTTAGCACTTCAATCTCTTGGCGTGCTGCGTTTTGGTATGTATTCTGCCTCACGCCTTCCGCCTTAATAGCATCGTCAAGGTTCTTTTGGATGCTTGCACGCTCCTGCTCATATCTCTTGATCCGGATTGCCGCCAGTTGCTCATCAGTTGTACCGAAAGCTTTCAGCTTGCGCTCATAGAACTCCAAAGTGCCAACGGTCTCATTGAGCGCCCGCTTAATGTCCTTTTGATTTTCGACTTCATCTTCGGTCTTGCTGCTGAAGAGCCCCATCGCCTCTGCTGCCAATCCTAATGCTACGACAAAGGCACCGATGCCGGTGGAGACCATTGCAATCCTGAACGCCTTGAGCGCCCCTGTGCTGGTGCCGACTGCTGCAGTGTATAAGCTTTGCGCCAACGTCATCGCCTTGGTAGTGATGACGCTGTTGCGGTTCAGCAGCTCAGCAACTTGCTGAACACCGGTGACCAAAGCGATAGATGCCTGCACCTTCATCATGGTCTTCTGAAGGTCTTCATTCTCATCACCAAACAACGCTGCTGCTCCCTGAGCAATAGCGAAGCCGCCAGCCATCAGCTGTGCCGCCTGGCCGACAGCAGCAAGCCCCGCTGATCCCGCTTTGCTGTACCTGTCAATGGCCTGCTCGACGCCCTCAATGTCACGCTTCAGCGATCCCGCTTTGGCGCTCAAATCTTGGAACTCCTTCGTGTTCTGTTTGCCAGCGGCGGCAAGATCCAGGAGCTCCTTCTTCGTCTCGTTGAGTTGCTCTTCAAGGCTTTTGAACGCAGGCGCAGTGTCGTCCTGCGCGCTGACTTTGATAATTATGTCTTTTTCCGTGCTCATGATTCAGGGTTGTCAGGTTCAGTGCCAGGTTCGTTGGGGTAGTTGCTGTTGGGATCATAGGGCGGCTCCGGTCCATTGTACGGCGCAGATGTCACGCTGCGCGGCACAAATTCCGTGAGGTTGAGGATCCTGCGAAGCGTCACCCGGCATGGTTTCTTCTGCCCAACAAGGTAGTCGCGGATTTCCAGCAATCGCCAAAGCACGCCTCCGTAGAATATAGGCTTGCGGAAGTCAAGGGTTGCGATGTCCGTGGTGGTCAACATCATGCTCTGCTCCAGCTGCAACGCCTCCTTGCTCGTGGTCTCCAATATGAAGTTCCACCAGAATTGATTGTAGAGGTTGTTGTTCGTGTATGAAATAGTCGATCCCGATGCGTTGCGTGCATTATAGTAGACTTGCCGAGGAATACCAAACGCCAGGTCATTGGTAGGGTTGTATGGGTTGTTGATGTGGCCAATGTAGGGCAGCGAGCTGACAACCATCGACGATGCCGCCGCCGTGATAAAGTTCCACGGATATGGCGCAACCGTTGTGCTCCCGGTGATGTTGGTGAACTGAGCAATGCGGTAGTTGTTTTGCAGCGCCTTAATTGTCCCGCTCGATGGTGAGCCGTCAATCTCAAAGGTTCGCCCGATTACCTTCTCGCTCGTGAACGCGCCAGGGATGACAGTGGCAGCCTTAAGCTCAATGACATTGTCACCACGGCCGTAGTAGTTGTTGGTGTCGAAGATGCGCCCGCCGTAGCCTTCAATGGCCAAGGGATAGCTCGCCTTGTATAGGCGGCTGAGGTAGTCGCCTGCATCTTTGTACTTCATGATGATGCGCCGGTAGGCGTTGGGATCTCCGTTGGTGATTTTCTTCTCGGCGTTTTCGTCAGCCTTCATCGACCAATCCACCGATCCGCTGGAGTAGAAGGTAGTCCACGGCTCAATGTATATCAGCTTGGGATCATCGGGATCCGGCATGAAGTGTAAGTTGAACATCTTCTGCAGGTCAACGAGCAGGTCGCTCTGCCTGATGTCGCCAGGTAGCGCCGTGTTCATGTTGATATTCCCCACCGATGCCGGGTTTTCAAGCGCCACCCACGTTATGGTGCTACCAGATGCGATTTGCACGAATGGCGATCCTACCTGTTCGTCATAGCGCAGGATCAGGTTGGTGTTGCCGCTGACTGTGATGTTTTCAAATTGTAGACCAACGGTAATCGGGTACGTGCTACTGGTCAGCTCTGCAAATTGAGAGGCAACGACACTGCTGGCGATGGTGTCATAGATTTGGAAGTCACCACCTGCTGTCCCCTCAACGCTGAGGGTTGCCGTGCTGATGCGGATCTGAGCAAAGCAGTTCCACCTGGTGCGAATAGTAGGCGGCACCAACGTGCTTGCCGATGCGACCCAATAGCCGCCGTTGTCAAAGAATGGCGAGACGTTGTCGTTGCTGAAATTGACCTTGACGGTTACGGTCTGCGATCCTGTCACGCTGCCGGTAGCCTGAGCATAGACAGTGCTCCCGCTGAGGTTGACAGCCAAAGTCCCCGCGGCGTATGGCATAACGAGGCGCTTGAAGGCGTCGGAGTTGAAGAACGTCGACTGGTATCGATAACCTGCCTGCGTAAAGATCAAATCAATCATCTGCTTGATGTAGATGCTTGGCGACAACTCGTAGTATCCCAACGTCAACCGGGCGCTGCTTCGCACGTCAGAATAGCCGGCACTGTCAACCATGCCATAGACGTAACCACTGCCCAATGCCGCGCCCCAGGTGCTGCTCACCAATGCCGCCGTTGGAGTGTGGTTCATGCCACTCACCCCTGCCGTCTGCGCGAGCAGGATAGCCTCCGTAGCCTGGAAGAGCGAGACATCCTCGCCAAACAAACCGATTTCATAGGTGACCTCACCGCGTGTCTTGCTCATGGACATCAGCTGAAGGACGCCGCTGAAGATCTGCACGCCGTCATCCCACAATGCCGCCCGGATCTTCTTATTCGGGGTGAAGCCACCAACAAAAGACTGGATGTTGTAGGCAAATCCAAAGCATTGGTCATTGGTTGCCGTCGATGGCAGCACAACAGTCTTGCTGAAGGATCCCCTGCGCTTGGTGATGTCCTGGATGTCCGTGATCGTGTACGTCATGGCCACGTCAATCTCGCCCATGGTGTCCAACATATAGGGCACTTCGACGTCGCTGTCATTCAGCGGGTATGCAATTAACGTGACGCTCATAGGATGCTATTGCGATAGGCTACCGATATTTCCACCTGAAGCTGCTGCAGCCTGTCGTTGCGCCTGGTGTAGAATTGATAGCTGTTGGTGTTGACGATGCCTTCGACCAATGCGCCGTCAATCTGCAGCCACACCTGAGCAGAGCGGATCATCTCCATAAGCAGCTCACTCTCCAGGTCCGTCAGCCAGTCGCTGTTTAGGTTGTAGGTGTAGGTGAACTCCCCTGCCCACTGCTTATCGTAGGTCAGCGTGCCGTAGACATCGGAGTTGGCGCCGTAGATCTGCCTGCTAACCGATGCCTTGCGCCTGTTCTTCATCGTGAAGAGGTAGGTGTCAATACCTCCATATTGGTTGATGTAATGCACAGGAATCGTGTTGAACTGTGCGCACTCAGCTATGTTGTACTGAAACGCAAATCCATAGTCACCAAGCGCAAAGTTATAGCTGAGGATAGAGACACTGCCACCTGACCCTGGGAAGTCCGTCGATCCTGGTAGGCCGTCACTTGTCTGCCCCGATGTCAGCGCCTTGAGCTGTGCTGGACCACTGGCAACACGGATGGCATTTGTGCTGCCCGATGGCACCGCAAGCAGGAATGTGCGCCCGGTAGAATAACGCACTTCAATATTGTCAATGATGGTGTTGCCGCTGACACCCTGGCCGAAGCAACTCCACCCATAGCTATCACTCAACGCCGTGCTGGGCGATGCACTTATGCGACTTGTTAATCCGTGGTTATCAATCTGCAAAATATTTGTCGGCGGAAAGTATGTGTCGCTATCATAGCCTGCCAAATCAAGCTGCTCAAGGTTGCCTGCAAAGGTACCTACCCCTGATACCACGGTTGGCGATCCAGTAATGACAACAGGTGTCGTGCCGTACTCCTCGTAGAACTGCAGCCTGTATCCGCTTGTGAAGCCGTCGTGGTTGACAATACCAGTCTCGCTGAGTGATGGCGCCTGCGGTGCAATAAGCGTCTCCACCACCTTGCTGACATCAAAGAATCCGAATTGTGTGTCGGGCAGCTTGTCGCTCTTAAGTCGTGCCAATCGTGTGCCCGCCGTTGTCTCCACATCGCAGACATAGCGGTAGTTGGGTTGATTCTGATTCGTGCCGTCCACAACATAGAGCATCTTGTTGTATGCCGGCGTCCATCCTGTGTTGCCTGTTACGTTCATACTGGTTTTTGTAGGCTTATTTGCTTGTCTATTAGTCCGCTGATCTCAGTGATCAAAGTGTTGACCGCTGGCTCCGTCAATGTGTCCGACATGAAGCGCGTCGCTCTTAACCCCCGGCTGTGTATCGCCCTGGAAATCAGAAAGGATAGCGTGCGATTGTTGGCAGCCCTCTCCCTTCCTGGCGCTCCCGCCATCTTAATCCCCTTGAATGCAATCCACTCCTGCAGTGGCCTCATCGGTGGCCTCTTCCCGCCTTTCTTGTAGCTATATGGCGAATTGGGCGCACGCAATGCACTATCCGCCCCTTTCACCCCTAAGTCTACGAACTTCCAGTAACCATCCGCCTCCAAGACAACGGTGAACGCATTATCCGTCAACTCCAACGGCCTGACGTTGATACTTGATGCCAGTTGATTGCTGGCAATCGCTTTGGCTTGCCTTAACCGCTGAATTGCTTCGTCTTTGACGTTTTCGAGCCACTCCTTGACCATTTCATAGCCTGGAGGTAAAACACCCTCAGGCGGCAATAGCGTTGCTCCTATGGCTTCTATTTGCGCCTGCTGGATTGGCTTCATCTTGCCGGGTGTTCCGGCGAAAACATCAAACTGCATATGCTAAAATATACCTTGCCCGCAAAAGTGTATTTTTTACTTGCGCCTGGCTCTCATCTGCTCCTCAGCCATGATGTCCTGGAGCATCTGCGTATAGTTGAGGAACTCCCGCGCCTTCATGCGGAAGATCTGGTCAAACTTGAGGACGTCGTGATTACTCATCCTCCAGACGACCATCAGCCAGCCGTATTGGGCGAGGATGTTGGTGGCAGGTCCTGCGTCGTCATCGACTCTATCAAAGAGCCGAGGGTAGCTTGAAAGAAGCGTTCGCCAGTGGTCAAAAAAAAAGCGGCAGCGCCCCAAACATCACCGATTGTGGCTTCTTCGAGGAATAAATCGGCACGCTCCTGGTGCTTGCTCCCATCGTACTCCTTGCGCCAATGTGTAACCCAGCCGCCCTCACGGCAGAGCGTCGCCATGATCCTGTGCAGGTTCTGCACGATCGTGGGCTCATCGGTAGCGCCAATAGCCATCAAGTCAATCATCTGCCCCGCGGTCAGCTCATCAGTGAAGAGCGTGGGGTACCACCATTTACCACCACAACGAAAGCGCCGGTGCCACTTCATGTCAGGCAACTTATTCCAGGCGTCGTTAATTGACCGATACTTGGCGGCAAGTGTCAGTACTGTCATCTGCCGGGCTTGATCTATTGGGATGTCATCGACGATTGCGACAACGCCGAGCTGCTTGTCCGTCTCACTCAGCACATCCTCCATCATGATAGCATAGATGCGCTGGAATTGGCTGATGGTCAAATTGGTCAGTGGTGTGTTCATAGCTTCTGTGCCAATTTAAGCGCCTCCGCGATTGTGACGTCCATGTCCATATACCTATAGGTGCCAAGCCTTCCGGCGAAGGTCACCGATGGCAGACGCTCCGCTATCGCGAGGTATTTATTCAACACCGCCTGATCTTCGGCTAACCTGACCGGGTAGTACGGTATGTCGCCCCTTTCCCACTCCCTGCTGTACTCTAAGGTCACGATTGTACTGTCGTTA